CGGCACTAGCTTTTTGCTTTTCTTGATTATCCTTAAAGATTCTTAATCTTTCTTTTTCAATAGCAATCTTAGCCATAACTTGCTGAGCATCTGCCATCTTATCAACTTCACCAGCTTCATAAGCTTCTTTAAAAGCTGTTTTAGCTTGTACTTCTTGTGAATCAATACGGCTTGTAGCTTCTGAGCTATAACCAGTATTAAGATTACTAAGTTGACCTCTTAATGCATCTACTTCACTTTTTTGTTGTTGAGCAAACTGCATAGCAGCGGCTTCTCGTTCTTCAGATTCTTTTCTCTGAGCAACAAGTTTATTAATTCTTTTTTGAGTTTTTTCTCTCCTTTTATCAAGATCTTCCTCACTTAAAGCATTTGATTGAATAGCATTACATCTTCAGGACTTTCTAAAGATATTTCTGCTGATTGATCATCACCTAGTGGTGTTTCTTGTTCCACTTCAATGATTTGGGCTTCTTCTATTTCTTCATTCATCATAAGACACTCCTATATAGTATAAACGTCAGTCGGTTCCAAAATGGTTCCGAGTACTTCGTCATCGTTTAATATTCTTATCTCGCCATCTTCTAGCTTGATTCTTGTTCCTGCATATTTTCCGATAATAGCCCAATCTCCTTGCTTACAATAAGGTCCGCTTGGAAATTTAGTTTTATCTTTATAAGCATCAGGACCAAGTTGAACAATATAAGCTACAACTGTAGCCAGGGATTCTCTTTCTCGTGTCTCATCTGTTATAAGGATGCCACCTTTAGTTTTAGCAAAACCTTGAAAAGGCATTACTACAACACGGTATCCGGTTGGTTGAGGCATTCTTTGTTTGGTTGATTTTTTAAGAAGGGTTGGGTCTAAGACTCTTTCCTCTTCTTTGATATAAGCATCAGATACTTGTAGTTCGGGTTTTTTTTCTTCTACTTTTTCTTCTGCCTTCTTAGTTGCGTACCTTTCAGGTACTATTAGGGTTTTAACCATCTGCACGTTCTCCTCGTGATACCAGAGCAATTATCTCTTGCTCCACATAGGACAGACTCTGTAATTGTCCAATGCAGTTCCGATATGCTTCCCAATCTTTGCAGTTCCCTGACGTTATATTTGTATGAACAGCTTCTCTCTGTTCACGAACAATATGTAGTATTTGTTGAATTAATTCAACCCCATCTTTCATTTTTTTTCTCCATCGCTATACAAGTTGTTAAAAGTTACATTTGGATCAGTGTAGCTTTCGTGTTCTTCACTACTATGAATCCACTGACTTGGAGCAAAATCAGGTGCCCCTTCTCCTGTTGACCATAATGCAGGGTTCGTTACTCTAACTCTATTGTTAGGTAATGCAACGACGTTTCCCTTCCATTTACCTTCTGTTAAATATAATACATGACTTTGTTTATGTTGGTCCGGGCTATCAGCTATCTCATGTTCTGTATAATCAACAGTAAAGATATACTTAGCTAAATAAAACTCCCCATCTATTTTTGCATACCAAGGTGATGACGAAGTTCTGTCTATACTAATAGCAGTATGATGATGAGACATACAATCCCAAGGTTGACATAAATGATTTTCCATTCTTTCTGGCCACTCTTCTACAGGTATATCTGCAACTAAAGCTTGTATTGGCATACGAGCCCACATAGCACCGCCATGAACATTAGGTTCGTCGCCCTCTGTTTCACAACCTGTAAATATAACTTGAAATGATAGTGATCTATCTGGAATACAATTAACTGCCACAGCTAGGCCGTGCAGAAATTCACCGTGGTAATTCTCATGACCCGCAGTAAACTCTTTTCTTACCCATACCTTAAAGTAAGGGATATTCGATATTAAATAAGACATCTCTCCTCCTTATCTTATTTTATTTTTTTACTTTGCCGCCTTTTTTGTAACCTTTTACTTTACCGCCTTTCTTGTAACCTTTAGCTTTCTTGCTAACGGCACCGCCCATAGAGTAACCTTTTGTTCTTTTAAACATAATTATTTCCTTTTTTTAGTACTTCTCTTTTTAGCTGTTTTTGCAGCTTTTTCAAACTGTTTATTAGTAGGAGCACCTTTAGCCCCTTTTTTCCTCATTCTTTCGCCAGAACCAGCTGCAATTCTTTTTTTCTTAGCATGAATATTTGCATATAAACCTTTTTTTGCCATTAGCACTTCCACCTTCTTCTTGCTTGCCTAATCCTAGAATTAGGATCATTTCTTGTCTTAGCACTACTATTCTTTAACTGACCTGCTGATCTTGCGCAATAAGATTTTCTTCTTTTTGCAGCAGCACTTCCTTTTTTAACTTTTCCGGTAACCGCAGTTTTTAATTTAGAGCCAGGGTTTTTCTTTCGATAAGCAGCAACACCTTTTTTAGTCATACCAGCACCAGACTTAGTAGGTCTGTAGTTACCGCCTTTACTTGTAGTTCTTCTTATAGGTTTTGCTTTTTTTCTCTCAGCCATTAGTTTCTGTCAGATAGATTTCTTAATCTTTCCACATCAATGTTTTCCATTGTTTTATCTTTCTGAAGTTTTTGTAACTCAAGAGCAATACGTCCTGCTGCTATTTCTTCTTGAGCGTCTATACGTTCACGAGCAATAGAGGACTTATCTAACGCTTGCATTTGACTGAATTCCTTTTTTTGTTCTGTCATATTATTCTGAAATGCTTCTTGTTGCGTTTTTATAACTGTATTAGTTTCAAACTCTTTAGCATCTTGTTGTAATTTAGCACCTTGTAGAGCTAACTCTTGTTGACGAATTTCTACTAATGGATCTTTATTGGCAGGAGGTGCAAGTACTTCAGACATCTGTACAGACATCTCAGCAATACGTTGAGCTACTTCATTTTCAATTTCCATCTGTATAGCTTGCATTTGCTCTGGAGGAATTTGACCTTGGAATTGTTCCTGCAATTGTTGGAGTTGAGGTCCAAATTCTTGTTCAACAATCTCACGAGCTTGTAATGCTAGATGCTCGTAAATGTGAGCCTCTAATAAAGAAATAATATTAATGTTAGCCATCGCAGCTGGTGTTCTTAACAATGTTAAATGTGTTTGAATATGAGCTTGATGATCTTGTTTTGGAAAGGCTTGAAGTCCTCTTCCTTGTAATGCATTGGCATTTTCAATACCTGGATCTACAGGTTGCGGTTGCGGAGGTGGTGGTAAAAGCTTTTCAATATTACGAACACCTAAAGCTTCGTACATTCTATGATAGGCTTCGTACATACCAGCTTGACCATGAACTTGTGGGTTAGATTGAATGAGTTGCAAGCTTGTTTGTGCAATAGCAATTCTTTGTGCTGTAGAAAAAATGTTAGGATCTGATACAGGCATCACATCTATTCTGTCATCAAAGTCAGCTTGTTTAATATTTGGATCTCCGCCACTTACTTCATAAGGATATGTAGGTGGTAGATAATCTCTAAATAAACCAGCTAAAAGATTAAATTCTATTTTTTGTGCATAGTGTAATCTTTTATGTATAGCAGACATAATCTTTGTACCACGCTCTAGCATAGCAACAGTAGAACCAACGGGTCCGTTTTGTTCTGCTAAAGGCATGTCAGCAACAGACGCAAATCTCTTACCGCTTTCTACTATTATACCAAGCAACTGTAACAATGTTGCTGAAGGTTCCTTAAAAGGTAATGGTATAATAGATGCTCTCAGGTCACCCCCTGGAGCATCTATATCTCTAAATTCACCTGGCTGTAATGGCTCAGCTTCGTCACGAATTCGTATACCTCTAGCTTTAAAGCCAGCAGGTAAGTTTGCTAATGTACCAGCGTCAATTAACTGACGAAGGATAGATGTAGCAGAACGAGAAAGATTACCAATAATATGTGGTAACCCAAATCCGTAAAAACCTAGACCCGGTAAAAATTTGTAATGTACAAAATATTTATTAGGATCTTTTTTAGGATCCTCTTCTTGATAGTTTCTTCTGATACTTAAAATATTAGAAGAGCCTACATCAATAGTAACTATGTAAGGTACTTTGATACCTGTTGGTTCTCCATCTTCACCAACATCTTCAAAACCTTCAAGCTCTAAATAAGTATGTATTTCGTAAATTTCTAAATCATCTTCTTCATAAGTGTTGGAAGCNGACTCGCCAGAAACTTTTTCTATAGTCTCTTGTAGGTCTGAGTACACACTTGTTGGTTGAACAGGAACATCTCTGTAGACTCCAGATACTTGGAACTTACGAACATCGTTGCCTGTCATTTTTAATCTGTGTGTTAAACGAACAGCGTTCGATAAATCAACAGAATTATAAGGTACAATAATATCTTCAGAATGAACAAAACGTGCCACAGGCCGTTCCTTCATTTCGTCATAATAAACTTTCTTAAACGCCGAACCAGATAACGGTAAGTAGAACAACAACTGATCTAGTTCAGGGTCGTACTCTTCCATGTTGTAACAAATCTGATAGTTCATAAAGTCTTGAACTCTTTGTGATTGTTTTTCTGTTTCAGGGTTTGGGTCGCCAACTATCTGAACTCTAACAGGTCCACCGGCTGGTAATAATTCTTTATAGGCTTGGGCTTGGAATTGCGTAACACTCTCAGCAAGAACAGGATGCGTAACACCGGCTGCTCCCTCAAAAGGTTCTGTTCTGTCATCTTCTTCTACACCAAGAAGTTCTAAACCACGTTGGTATATTTTTTCCCAATCTTCACGGGCTGAAATATCAGACTCAACTGCAGCAATAAGATTAGAAGACAAAGCTCCTAATTCTTGTGTATCCATGTATTCTGAAAGGTTAGCATCGAAAGGAATTCCTTCCTCTTCAATTATTGTCTCATCGACAAACTCTCCAACTTCAACAGAACCATCTTCCATTTCTGTCATCTCGCCTGAAGCTATTGCCTCAGCAAGTTGTGGATCTATTTCAGCAGTATCAATAGGATTACCTTCAATAGATAATTCTTCTTCTTCTGGACCACCTTGTCCAAACGGATTCTCAGCCATGTGACTTCCTTATATTAAAAAGTTCCTGCGAACTTACCACCTCTAGTGGCAGCACCCATTGATTTCATAGTTCCTGCACCAGGACCTTCTGGAACCTTTATTGTGACTTGACCTTTAGTTTTTTCAACTTTAGGTGTTTTAGTATGTGTTCTTAATATTGGTATAGGCATTAGTAATACTCCCTTTTGCTAGGAACGTGTTCGTCCCACATTTCATCGCTTGGATGACGTACAAAGCCACCTTCACGAAATCTTAGTATAGCTTGTGACATGGAATCTACCAAGTCATCATTATCTCCGAAAGGAAAAGAAGCACACTCCTCAACCATTTCTTCTGCCCAAAGAAAATCTGGTCGCCATACAAGGCCAGATTCAAACATTGGGGCACAGGCATGAACCCTAGAAACTTTATCTTGTCCAGCTCGTCTTCCGCCTGGTGAAAAAGTTATAACAGGTATCCCCATATTTCTCAACTCCTGAGTTAAAGGTAACCCAGAAGCTTTAGCTTCAATTAAAACTACATCTGGATTATGCTCTGAATATGATTCCATTGCAATTCTTTTTAATTCAGGAAACTCCCATCTACCTTTTTTACAGTCTAATAAAATAATATTAGGACCTGAGTCTTCATCGGCATAAAAAACGCCCCATGTACTAATAGCACTGTAATCGGCTGTTTGAGATTTTAAGAACGCAGTATCATAAGATTGTAGAACATATTCACACTCTGGCGGCTTATCTTCTTCCCACATTTTCCACCATTCTCTTTTTACAATAGCACCCTCAGCAGAAGTAGGTTTCTGTAACCACTGAGCATTCCACTTAGCAACAGGCAAAGAAGACTTAACTTTAAGCAGTTCATCTTCAGACCAGAAGTTTGGCCATAGAACTTTGCCGTCATCAAAGATAGCTGGGAATTCAACAACCTCCCATTGATCAGAGTTCTTTTCTGTTTGTTTTTTAAGGACCTCAGCTGTCAAATCTTTTGTAGACCAACGAGTCATAACGACAACAATCGAACCACCTGGCTGTAATCTTTGTCTTGGACCTGATGTATACCACTCATAACAATTTTCCATAGCAGTTGCCGATAAAGCATCTTGCTCGGAATGAGGATCGTCAATAATGAGGAGGTCAGCACCACGACCAGTTATCGCTGCACCAACCCCCGCCGCAAAGTATTCGCCACCATCTGTCGTAGCCCAACGTCCCGCTGCCTTGGAGTCAGTGGACACTTTTGTATCTTTAAAGATGGTTTTATAATCTGTACTATCTACTAATGCTTTACACTTACGACCAAAACCTGTTGCAAGTTCTGTTGTATGTGTTGCTTGAATTATTTTTAATTTAGAATTGAGTCCCAACATGTACGCTGGAAAATAAATAGATGCAAACTCAGATTTTGTATGTCGAGGAGGCATATTAATAATTAATCTTTTAATTTTTCCTTCTGCAATGTCTTGTAATTTTTTTGCATAGACCTTGTGATGGTTACCTAAAATAAAATCAGGCCAACAACTTTCAACAAACTTTAAAAAATTTGCTCTGGCAGCATCAGTTTCTTCTAGGAAGTTTAATCTTTTTTGTAAATCAAGAGCGTAGCGTACTTGCTCTTCATCTAAAGTTTCATAGTTAACTTC